ACCACGTTATCATCAGTGGCAGCGTCTGTGATTACGACCTTGCCATCTCCATTGAGAGAGACAATAGCGAACTCAGTGATGGCCTCACCAGCCACGAATGAAATGATGTTATCAGTATTAGCCATGGTTATCCTCCAAAGGCTTGATTGTAGAAGTCAGGGTTCTCGCGTCGAACTTTCGCGAGAGCCTCAGAGTAGGTGATGCCCTCTGCCTTAGCAGTGGAGGTCACACGCTCGTTAAGAGATTGTTGGTTGATCTCCTCACCGCTGGCACCGTGGCCAACCTCGTTGAGAGGTACAGCTTGTGATGGTTTGCGCTCTGAGAAGAATGCCCAAAACTCAGGCTGTAAGTCTCGGAGCTCCCAAGCCTTGCCTGCTACCTCCTCTTCAGCGGGTGAAATACAACCCTCTGAGAGTAGAGCGTTTACAGCTTGTTTCTTAAGTGAAGCGTCACGCTCGGCGGTGAGAGTGGCTACAGTCTCGCGAAGAGACGCGATCTCAGAGAGAAGAGAGGGAGAGGCGGCCTCTGACATCTTGTTATAATCAGAGCCCATCTTGTTTTTCTTCTCGTCTTCGTCTTCAGCCATCTTAGCTTTATCCTCATCAGACTCAGCCATCTTAGCCTTATCCTCATCAGACTCAGCCATCTTAGCTTTATCTTCATCATGCTCAGCGTTGAGTGAAGCTTCAGCGTCTTCTTGCATCTCTGAGATTTTGCGCTCTAGCTCTTTAACCATCTCATCTTTAGCAATGAGCATAGCGCGTAAATCGTCAGCAGACATTTCTTTGATGTTGTCCATCATGTCTAACCTTTCGTTTAGGGTCACCCGGTCAATCTGCGCGTGAGATTGGGCAGGTCGGGGAGTGAGTGTGATAGCGAGTAATTGAGCATCCCCAATCTTCTCACCGCCTAAGCGGTTGAACACCTCGCCAGTGATAAACTCAGGAGAGCTCCACAACACACCACCGGCCTCAGAAACGACCTTAAGGCCGCGCTCGTTATAGGCAGGGATGGCGTAAAGCCCATCTTCTCTGAGTTCTAAATCTATGATCATGCCTAGCGCGTTGCCGCTCTCCGGTGGAGCTGGTGGCCCTCCTTGGAATGGAGATGTAGCGTGTTGCCAGTCGATGATTACAGGGTCTTCCTCTTTACGCTCTCGGTAGACTCGGAGCATCTCACCGAGCATCTCAGAGGTGATCTCTTGGCCTATGTTCTCGCCATTCATACGAGATGAGACCTGACCTAAGCCAAGAGTTTTAAAAGGTCGGCCAATCGTTAGGCCATCGGGTACATCATAGCTAGGAGCCTCTGACAATTGGAGAGCCTCACCATAAGCCCTGAGTGAGTTGGTTTTCTCATCTGCTGAGTTCATCTGTTTGACTACCTTTCGAGCCCAAGCGTAACCGGCATCACCTCCCCATCCTTGCCAAGCTTGCCAACCTTTCCCCTGCTCATCCCAAGTTGAGCCCTCTTTATCTACCTCGTGTCGAGTGAAATAGGCGAGCATCCTGCGGACTGTCTCTGGGCTTAGGTCTTTACCGGCTTTGAGGTCACGAGCTCGAGCTAGACCCACATCAGTCATACCGCGCTGTGATGGAGGTTTTGAAGCTCGAACTTCTAAAGCTCGCTCTGCTGCCTCACGAGCTCCCTGAGGTGGTGAGAAGTCTATGTGACTATACTTCTGAGGTGCTAGGGCTTCTGTTTTTTTCTCGGTGCGTTGGGGATGACCCTTGGGCAAAAGGTCGAGATCAGTGTTATAGGCTTTCTTACGCTCACCTGTTCCAACCAATTTGAGAAACGTTCTAACGCGAGCTAAGGCCCACTGTGTTCTCGTCATTCCGGGACGATGAGACACAGAGAAAGCGCCAGCGCCCCGACGGAATACAGCCTTGAGCATCCCCATATCAACACGACGAGAGCCTTTCTTGTACTTCTCGTTATGCTTATCTCTCATGTTCTCAAGAGCTTTGATAGCCGTTTCACCAATCTTGATGCTACCTCGTGAGCCACTAGCAGAGCCCTTAGGGTTAGCTTTACTGCCGCTGATCCGGTCTTTCTTTGGGGCTGGCGTCTGCGCTTGCGTACGCTTCTTGATCGGCTTAACCATTCTTGGCCCTCCTCCGAGCTATGAGTTGCTCACTGAGAGCGGCTATACCTCCACCACTACCAGTGGCCGCTATTCTAGTCATCGGTGAGCGCTGAGCCTCTTCAGGTAAGTCACCCGCGCCTAGACGCTCTCTCAATGCTCGCTCTAACTCATCATCAGGAGTTAGCAAGCCTGACTGCACTAGCCCCGGAAGCATCCCCATAGAATCCGCAAGGTCATCTGTATCAAGCCCAGTATGAGTGAGTTTAGGTAATTTGCTAGGATCAATAGCGCCATAATTCCACCGGATTAAACGACCAATAGTACCCGCACCGCGCCTATCAACTCCGCTCACTTGAGCCGCGATAATGTCGCAGAGGTTAATGGCGGCTCGTCTAAATACGCTTAGGTGTATCTCACCAACGCTACGCGCTCCGGTCTCAGTGTTACCGAGGTCTGCAAACTGAGTAAGGAAGGCAGAGGCTATCTGTGAGTCACACTTAGTTATTATGTTGATTGGCCCATCTGCATATAAGTTTGATGATGCAGCGTATTGCTCAAACTTTACAGCCGCGTTCTCAACGAGATAGCTCTGCTCAGCAGATAAGAAGGCTTGAGCCTGTCCCTCTGCATCATCAATCATAGCATCAATATCGCCATCACTGAGCCCTAGAGCTTCGGCTTGTGATCTGTCTACAACTACCTTAGGAGATGGAACGGCCCAACGGTCAAGCCCTACACACATGAGGTTGGCCACCCTCTGCTTGGTACGCCACCACCACCAACAAGGCCGAAGCATCCCAACGCCCTCAAAGTTTGAGCCTGTCTTGTTGAGGGTGAGGAGGAGCAACTTGTTAGATGGGATAGGCTCAGGAGTCTGTGTTAACCCCACTGCGTTCTGAATAACGCCATCAAGCTGTTGATTGTCTCGGCTTAACCACCTTTGATGAGCGCTTGGTTCTCGGTCGGCATAGTGTGAGAGCCACACCTTGATCTTACCTGTTGAGTCCGGCCCTACCTTGTAGATCTCTTCAGCGTATCGATACCCCAACGGGATAAACTCAAAGAGGTAGCTCAGTTGGTCTTCCCAACTCATGGCCATCTGACCTGAGTGGCCATCAAAGCCCCAACATTCATTGGCGAAGCGGGCGAGCTCCTCTGAGACTAGATCACCCTCGATACCGGGGACGAAACGCCAAGAGGCAGAGAGCAGAGTTTGCCGGAGCATATGCCACGAGCGTCTAACCACCGGGTCAGTTCGCAACATTTCCTCAGCTTCTTGTACCCAATTGAGGCCGGTGAGCTGAGCGTTTTGTTCCTTGCCAGTGATCACCCCACCGCTTAGTTGGGTGCCGGTTATGCCACGAGTTTTAAAGCGTGGCGCTTTAGCTCTGAGGTGGCGCGGCTCGCGCTCTGTCTCGTGTTTCTGCATAGCCTACTCCAAGCCGGTGGGTCTTATCCTTTCTCCGATTTGGAGCTATCATCAATACTCAATTCTATCTATAGACGATACTTGACTATTTGTCTAGTTTCTCATTTTGACCGAGGCAACCACTCATCAACAGTAGGATGCAATACCACTTGTGAAGCGTCTTTAGTCTTGATTGGATGCTCACCCGCGAAGAGAGAGAGCTTGTCAATCATGGCTTGCTGAAGCTCGTTAATCTGCTCGCGTAAGAGTTGCATCTGTATTTGAGCATCTCTGAGTCGAGCTATGAGCGCTTCTCTGTCTGCGTTCGCTGAAGCTAGTTTGTCTTTGAGCTCCTCGACTTCTGATGGGTCACGCCCTGAGGCTATGGCCATCATACTAGATATGCTGCCAGTGATCATGCCGAGAATACCCACTAGCACATCTCGGTTTTTTTCTACTATCTCAACGTAGGTGAGGAACAGGATAAGCCCCACCACCAGCACCATAAAGAATACAGAGAACCACCACCCGCGCTTGGCTTTAATCTCAGAGGTTAACTCGCGCTCAGTTCGTTTTTTCTCCGGTTGCTTATTGTCCATTGATAAACTCCAATAGTGCTTTGATAGGTGGATAGGTAGCCAACCAAGGCCACATAACACATAACACATAGATCAACTCTATGAGGAGTATTCGAGGGATACACCACCAAAACCACTCTAGTATTTTCCTATCTCGCGCTCTACTCCTCACCTTCTTTGGGCCGCCTAGCCTCTTAACCTTCTCGGAGCTCGGTGGAGGTTGTAAGCTTTGGAGGGTTGAGCCTACAGCGTAAAGAGATTGGGGCTCTCTCACACCCTTGAAGCGATATAGGCCAACGCACACATAGCGGGTACCCTTGGGAGTAAACTTGTTAGTTCGTCCTTTGATGGCGGCCATAGCCTCAGCGGTGAGGAGGACTTGCCCAGCCATGCAGACGCTCATGGTTCTAGCCGCTATGTTCTTAGCCACTCCCTCTAGTTCAATGGGTTTAGCGCCACCGAGGGTATCAAGCTCATCTTGTGTCACCTCAGCAACTACCCCTAGATGTATACCTATTCGAGTGTTGAGCTTGGTTCGCTGGGGGATGGTGGCTTGATAGGTTAACGCGAAATTAACAGCGTCAATTGAGCGCTCGAAGCTGACTAGGAAACCATCAGACCTGTCAATCTCCCGACCGTTGAAACGATACATTAGAGAGCGCGTCATCCTGTCATGGTATTGCAACCACTCAGCCGCCTTAACTGCCCCAACTCTCTGCACAAACTTAGTAGACCCTATGAGGTCTAGCAATACTATTGCGAGTTTTCTTTCTTTGATTTCCAAGGCACCACCTTTACACCATGCTTTAACAGGTAGCCTACTCCGGCTTCACCCTCTCGTGCTGGTGAGTATACGGTAGCGATACCTGAGTGATGTATCAACTTAGCGCAATTCAAGCATGGGTCGCGTGTCACTGTCAGGAAGGCTCCGAGGGTAGACGCTCCGAGACGAGCGGCATTCATGATGGCGTTGGCCTCTGCATGGTGGCAGCCTATTTCGACTGAGGTGCCTGAGACAATATTGAGATCGTCTCTAGTGCAAGTGTGATCACCACATAGCTCACCACCACCTCTAGGAGCTCCGTTATATCCATCTGAGATGACAGCCCAACTCCGAGGATCAAATATTACGGCCCCGACCCTCCCACGAGGACAAGGGGAGCTCTGAGATATAAGCTCTGCCTGAGCTATCCTCAACTTGATGTGCTTATTCATGACAGCATCAGAGCACCGAGGGAGACGGGGAAGCGCTCGAGGAGCTCAGCCTGTATAGCCTCAGCTACCTCTGTAGCTTCAGGTTGAGCGTGTTCATCTAATCGAAGCCTCAGAAACTTAGCCCAATTCAGGAGGTTACCACTCATCCAAAAGCTAGTGTACATCGACTGAGGGAGCACAGCTCGGGCCTGTTCCCTGGATGCGCCTTGCTCTAAGAGGGTATTGTAAAACTCTAGACAGATCTTAGTATGCTCTTTGATCAGCTTCGTAAACTCCTCAGACCTCGGGATATTGATGGGTAGAGAACATTGGAGATTGGTCTCCGCTTGCTTCCTCAGTGAGCGCGGAATGTAGAACTCAATATCCTTAGAGGTGTATCGTCTACTGATCTCGTTATATGAGAATGTCCTATGACGCTGTATCTGCCGAGCGATAAAGAGCGGGCAAGTGATCAAGAAGGTTGCAGAGATATGCTCAAAGGGTGATGTGTGGCGGTTGACTGCTAGGTAGTTAATCAGCGTCTCATCTCGTTGGCTCATCTCGCTTTTGGTGTCGAGCTTGGCGAAGCTGACCCGAGCGGCTAGAGCTGGTGTGTTGTCTTCCCCCATCGATTGAATGAGAGTTACCTCTCCAATACCATCATCATAGATATTCATCCTCGGGCCTTTACCCTTTCGATCTCTCGGGTGAGATACCAGTGAGCCTTCTCTAAGTCTTCGAGCTCCTTGTGAGGGTCTTTGAGGCCGGCCCTAGATAAGTACTTCAGAGTATTACCTCTGTTGAAATTAAGCTTCCAAGCCTCGATGACGTCTATAGCCTCGATGGTGTTTGGGTGGTAATGGTTTGGATGATCGACGGTCAAAACTGCCTCCTCTTTGATGCGCCTACTCTTACTCTTCGGCCTGTTGTGGTGTGTGTGGTTCTTTGGTACTGCCTGCGGTCAACGTCTGTATCATTCCAATTCCATGTAATGCAGTCATAGCGGAGAGCATCGAGGGGGTCTTCTCTGCCGTCCTTCTTTGGCTGCTCTTTGTTGTCCCAAGCATAAGACATAATGGCTTTGTGTAGGCTGTTACCTGTCGCTCTCTCTCCCTTGGCCCATACCTCTCTAGTGATCAGGTATTGCTTGCGACCAAAAGCTCTTTTGAGTCTTTGGATGCCGTTTAATACATCGGTGCGGATTGGGTCTGTGTTGCTCCGAAGAGGAAGACCAAGGCCACCGGGGGGAGCTCCTCTAATCGCTCGGAATGCTGAGCGCCCTGTTTGGTCATTCCGCGCTCGGCCTGCCTTGTCTGCTACTCCGACATCTAACCATATTCGCGGTGAGGGTGCTGCGGCTTGATATGCTCGAGGCCAAGCTATGGCTAGGATGAGAGTGGTGAGTTGCTCGATGGTTACCTCTCGTGGGTTGAGCTCCCCACAGATCACGTCAGCTCCTAGCTCGTCATCGTGGCAGATGATCAAGACGCTAGGTTTACGGAAGCCCCAGTCGATGGCGATACGTCCTGTCATACTCGGCTTGTATCGCCAACCATCGATAATGTGAGACTCGGTGAACTCAGAGTAGATAAGCCCGGTGGGTGGCCTTGGCTTATTCATCACCATAGCTTCCCGCTCCTCAGCTGGTAGAAGCTTGGTAGCCTCGAACCACTCAGCGCTGAGGTTGGCTTCATTGACGTAAGAGCTAAAGAGGAGAGGTTCACACTCTGCCTGCTCTGCCATCTGCACCCACCAAGCTGATGACACAGGTAGCCCCACCAATATCATGATGGGAGAAGGGCCGGCCCGAAGACGCCCCATAGCTTTATGAGCTACCTCAGCGGTCAGGGTTTGGCACTCATCGATGAGGCATACACCACTAGTGATGTTGAGACCCTCTAGGGGATTGTGGGTAGCGTCTCGCGTACCCGGTCGGTAATACGAGCGACACCAAACGGTTGATTGAGTGGATGGGTCAAGCCACTGTCTGAGGGTGTGATTGTAGACCCAACCGAGCGGCCCCAACCACTTCTCTAGCTCAGGCATTAGAACACTGTTGTAACGTGGGTTAGTATCAGTGACCAACAGGCTAGAGGTTCCCGGCCTCATCCTAGTAATGAAGAGGAGAGCGAAGACTAGCGCTGAGGTCTTGCCTGAGCCCCACCCACAACGCGCCGCGATAATCCTATTTTCTGAGAGGATGCTCTTTATGATGGCGCGTTGAAGCGGGTTTAGTACTAGGTCTGTCATTAGTCGCAGTCTGTAAATTGGAGACCCTCAGAGGTGACCTCATAATACTCTCGGTTTACGAGCCCAGCTTTATTGGTCTCAGTGACTGTCACTAGAGCTCCTAGGGAAACATCAACTTCATCGTAATGTACCCTGTTCCAACCATCACTATCATCATCATGTGTGGCTCTAATGTGATACTCTCCATTATCTATGCTCCATTCAGTTCGTTGCTGAGAGGCGTATATCGTCCAAGCTCGCTTCAGCTTCACTCTAATCATCTGCATCTTGTGTTATCTCCTCGTCTTCGTCATCTCGCGGCCTGAGCTCCTCTTGTACTTGGGTAATCATTGAAGTGACCATCTCTGTACCCTTATCAGAGGTCGAACCTACATTTAGCTCGAGCTCCTTCTTGGCTCCCCATCGGTCAGGGTATCGGCGCTCGAGTATCCAAGCGTAAGCTCGCCAGTCTGCTTTTTCGTCACCTAGTCGTTTGAGCTTGGAGAGCGCTACCGCTTCCGCAAAGTCTTTGGCAGCATCAACCTCTTCAGTCCACTCACCATCTTGGCACTCATCTAGCCAGCGGTAGTACGTATTCTCGCTGATGCCTGCTTGGGTGCAAGCGGCCACTATGCTCATACCTTCTCTGAGGTTATCGAGTAGCCTATCTCTCACCTCTCGTGGGTAAGGTTTTCTTCCTAACTTCTTGCTCATGTTCTGCCTCTCTTAAAGTCTTGTCGATGTACTCGTGAAGGGCTCTCGACTTGTTATAGATGTCCAAATCATCAGGGTTGGTTAAGTCGAGGTCTTCTTCTAGGCGAGTAACTAACATCTCTTTGAGTGTAGCTAATATCTCCTCACCTGTCCTTACGTGCGTGCGCGTTGTATCTTTGGAAACTAATTTTATATCACTCATCGTTCTTCTCTCGCTCTCGCTTCTTTCGTTGATATTCTCTGTGTCTAGCTAGTCGTTTCTCGCGTTGCTCAGGGGTCTCGTTGGCTCGTCGCTTC